TATTACGACAAGATGTTATTTAATTTATACAGAGAATCTAAACTATCAATAAGAGAAATAGCAGACGCAACTAAGATACATTACACTTCTATTTTTCACACGTTAAAAAAATGTAAGAAAAGACTACAGGAAGCAGTAGGGGAAGACTATGCTGATTATTTAAACGAAGAATTTGAATTAATAAAATAGAAAATGGCAAAAACACGAAGAACACAACCAAAAGCACAAGGATTAGGAGATACAGTAGAACAAGTATTAGAAGCAACTGGTATTGCAAAAGTAGCTAAGTTCCTAATGGGAGAGGATTGCGGATGCGATGCACGTAAGGCTAAACTAAACGAGATGTTTCCGTACAACAAACCTGAATGCCTAACGGAAGACGAATACAACTACCTAAACGAATCTCAGGTACTATTCAAAGCTAGTATCAGACCAACTGAACAAGCAGAGATTCTAAACATTTACAACCGAGTATTTCACGTTCGTAGAGAACCTACATCGTGTGCTAGTTGTTTAAGAGAAATCGTTATTAAGATGCAACAAGTATTTAACGAATATAAAGAAGATGCCAATTCCTAAACCAACATCAGCAGAATCAGAAGCAAACTTCTTAAAGAGATGTATGTCTGACGATAAAATGATTAGCGAGTATAATCAAGAACAACGTGCTGCAGTTTGTCGTTCTACTTATTCAGAGAAACTTGCAGGAGAAAAGATATCATTCGATTACGATGGGACATTCTCAACTGCAAAAGGATTTGACCGAGCAGTAAGTTTGATTGAATCAGGTGCAGATGTTTATATCATATCAGCTAGAGATTCAAAAGACGGAATGTTACCAAGAGCAAACAAAGCAGGAATACTATTCTCACGAGTTTACGCTACTGGAAGCAATGAAGCCAAAGTGCAAAAGGTAAAGGAATTAGGAATTACTGTTCATTACGATAACAATCAAGACGTAGTTAATCAACTACCAAACGTAGGTAGACTTTTTACATAAACACGAAATGAGATACTACCTAATTGACCACGGAAAAGAAATGCTAGAAACTGCTAATGCAGTAACAGACCTACTTACTAAACAGGGATGTCACTATGTGGTTTACTTAACCGATGCTGATGGATTAATGTGCGTAGAAGAAATCAGTGAGAATGAATTTTTAGATCACTTTAAAAAGAACCAAAACACGAAATAACAAATGAAAAATAAAGTAGGAAGACCAAGAAACCTAAACAACCCAGAAGAACTACAAGCTCTATTCGAAAAATACAAAGCAGACGTTAAAGCTAACCCAAGAATCAAAAGCGTGTTCGGAGGTAAAGAGTTCGAAGAGAGAGCAGAGCCACTAGAAAGACCATTAACAATGGAAGGATTCGAATTGTTTTGTTACGAAGAAGTAGGATGCGTTGAAGATTATTTCCGAAATAAGGATAAAAGATACGATGAATTTACCGCCATCTGTACGCGTATAAGAAAAGCAATACGTCAAGATCAAATCGAAGGAGGTATGGTAGGACAGTACAATCCATCCATTACACAACGATTAAACGGACTTACAGAGAAAGTAGAAAGTACGATTATAACAGAGCAACCATTGTTTGATTTAAATTCAATAGAAGATAAAGAAGATAAATAATGTTTAAAGTTACTACTGCGATAAAAAAGATTCTCAAACTTAAAAAGAGAATTAAAATTATACAAGGGGGAACGAGTGCAGGAAAGACATTCTCAATTTTACCTATTTTAATAGACAAGTGTACACGTCAAGCAGGATTAGAAGTATCTGTAGTAGCTGAATCCATTCCTCACTTGCGAAGAGGAGCATTAAAAGACTTCGTAAAGATAATGCGTTGGACAGGACGCTACATTGATGACAGATTCAATAAGTCACTTTTAAGATACGAATTTGGTAACGGAAGTGTTATAGAGTTCTTCTCAGCAGATGATGCATCTAAACTCAGAGGAGCAAGGCGTGACATCCTTTATATCAATGAGTGTAATAACGTAACCTTCGAAAGTTATAACGAATTATCCATCCGTACAAAGAAAGAGATATTCTTAGACTTTAATCCTGCAAATGAGTTTTGGGTACACAAGGAACTAAAAGACGAGCCTGATTCAGATTTCATTATTTTAACCTACAAGGACAACGAAGCGTTAGATGAATCAATTGTAAGTCAAATAGAAAAGAACCGTGAGAAAGCAGCGACATCATCCTATTGGGCGAATTGGTGGCGTGTTTACGGACTAGGAGAAATAGGAAGCCTTGAAGGAGTAATCTTTGACAACTGGAAAACGATTGACAAGATACCTGCAGAAGCTAAACTCATAGGAATAGGACTTGACTTTGGTTACACGAATGATCCAACATCAGCAATTGAGATATACAACTACAACGGACAAAGAATAATCAACGAGCTATGCTACCGGACAGGAATGGTAAACTCTGACATTGCAAATCTGCTCCCAAATAGTGTAACAATTTACGCTGACTCATCAGAGCCGAAGTCAATCGAAGAAATTAGAAGATTCGGAAAGATGATTAAAGGAGTAACGAAAGGAGTAGACTCAATTAGATTCGGTATCGACATTATGCAACGACAGGAATACTTAGTAACTTCACAAAGTCAGAACTTAATCAAAGAGCTGAGGAGTTATTGTTGGGATGTAGCGAAAGACGGAACAAGAAGAAACGTACCTATTGACCATTATAACCACGCTATAGACGCATTGAGATATCACGAGATGGAAACATTAGGTTTAAAAAAGAACTATGGACAATACAACATCAGATGATTTACCAATGATGAAAAGAGTAGTTGAGGACTACATCTATCAGCGTACAGGAAAACGGATAGCAATAGTATTTGATGACGTAATGATGATCAGAAGACACTTTCAAATGTTAACCGCAGCCTATGACATAATCATAGCACAACAGAATAAACAATAAATCGTTTTATAAATATGAAGTTAGAAATCAACGTACCTTCAAGCCTAAGTGAAATTCCACTTAAACACTACCAAGACTTCCTAAAAGTTCAGGCAGATTCTAACGATGAGGAATTTGTCGCTCAGAAGATGGTAGAAATATTTTGTGGTATATCATTACAAGACGTCGTTAAAATGAAGCTAACAAGCTTAAATGAGCTAATAGCACACTTTACGAAGTTATTTAGTGAGAAGCCTAAGTTTCAAAACAGGTTTAAGATTTCAGCAGAAGAAGGAGAGATTGAATTTGGATTCATTCCAGAGTTAGAAGAGATTAGTTTCGGTGAGTATGTGGATTTGGAATCACATCTTACAAATTGGGAAACTTACCACAAAGCAATGGCAGTTATGTATCGTCCGATTGTGAAAACACGAAAGGATAAATATGATATTATGCCTTACGAACCAAATAAAGACTTTCAGGAATTGATGCGATTTGCTCCACTAGATGTGGTATTAGCAAGTTCGGTTTTTTTTTGGACTTTAGGAAACGAGTTAGTTCAGGCTACTCTGAATTATTTGGAGAAGGAGATGAAGAAGAACAAGGAATTGTCAACGACTTTTCAGAAACAACTCAATTTGCAAAAAGATGGGGATGGTATCAGTCAATATATGCTCTCGCTAAAGGAGATGTTACAAGATTCGATGAAGTTACAAAGTACAGACTTACTAAATGTCTCACTTATCTCACGTTCGAAAAGCAAAAAAACGAAATTGAAAGAAGACAATTTGAAAGAAATTTAAAACGATGACAGGATTCTACGACTTATTGAACAAACTAAAGTATCATTTCGACAATGACGAGATAGTTAATACTGTTACACAAGGTGACATCTTTCAAGTTGACCTAAACAAACAGACGATATTTCCATTGACTCACTTGATGGTAAATAGTTCTACACTTGGAGATAACACAATGACGTTTAACGTATCTATCATAGCAATGGATATCGTAGACATTTCCAAGTCAGAAGTTACAGACCAATTCCAAGAGAACAACAATGAGCTTGATGTTTTAAACACGCAACACGCAGTCTTAAATCGTGCATATAAACAAATGCTTCACGGGAACTTGTGGGATATCAATATGGTAATCGAAACAGAACCTAGTTTAGAGCCATTCACAGAACGCTTTGAGAACTTGTTAGCAGGATGGACAATGACATTTGATGTTGTAGTTCCTAACGAGATGACTATTTGCGACACTGGAAGCTATGCTCCTTTCTGCTCACCTGCATACGTTATAAACACGAACTCAAGTTACACTGCAACAATCCAAAGTGGAGAAACTCTTACATTACCTAACACTACTTTGAACCTACAAATAGACGGAACACAAGTAGCTACTTCAACATTCGCAACTTTAAGCAATCAAACAATTAATTTAGTATGGCAATAGACATTAACATACCATCACAAGTAAAGACATACGCTAACCTAGCTGGATTCCCTGCAACAGGTAGTTTAAAAACAATCTTCATAGCAGAGGACACAAACAAGACTTATCGATGGACAGGTTCAGCTTATGTAGAGATTTCAGCAAGTCAAGCAACTGCGTGGGGAGCAATCACAGGAACACTATCCGCACAAACAGACTTACAAACTGCTTTAAACGCAAAGCAAGATAGTTTAGGATTCACTGCAGTCCCAACGACTCGCACACTAACAATAAACGGAACTACACAAGACCTATCAGCAGATAGAACATTTACTATCTCAACGGGCATAACAATCGGAACTACTGCGATTACTTCGGGTACTGTTGGACGTGTATTGTTTGAGGGAACGGGTAATATTGTGAGTGAATCAGCTAACTTGTTTTGGGATAATACGAATGGAAGGTTGGGAATAGGGACAAGTAGTCCGACCGTTGCGGTTGACGTGGTAGGAGCGGGAAAATTCAGTTTACCGATTGAAGTTAATAGTCTTTATTTTGGTAAAGGTGGAACTTTGTCAGGAACTGGCAATGTTGCAATAGGCACACAATTTAGTATTGCTTCATATAGCGCAAATAATAGCACTGGAGTTGGAGTTTCTGCATTAAACGCAACAACAGGAGGTAATAATACCGCCTTTGGTTATGCTAGTTTATTAAGAAATTCAAGCGGTACTTTTAACGTAGGCGTAGGAGGTGTTTCTTTACAAAATACAACAACAGGAGGAACCAACATTGGTTTAGGGTATAATGCAGGAGCGGTAAATAGCACAGGGTCAAGCAACATTTTTATTGGTAATTGGAGTACAGGAGTAGATGGTACAGCTTCAAATAGAACTTGGATAGGAAATGCATCAACAACCTCAACATATATTGCAGGCAACGTACTCATCAACACCACCACAGACGCAGGGTTTAAACTTGACGTTAATGGTACTGCGAGGGTGAGTGGAGCTATTACATTAGGAACGGGAACGGCAGTAGCTTCATCAATTAGCTATGGTGCAACATACGGAGTTACAATATATGGAAACACGGGAAGTAATTCAGATTTATTACTAACGGATAGAGGAGGTAACCTTCGTTTTAGAATAGTAAATGGAGGTAATATTTTACAAACATCATCAGTAATTAACGATATTAGCATTGGAGTTGGTGGTGTAAAATCAATTCTTGCAGATGCTTCTTATGGAATGACGGTAAGAGGTGGTGTAGGATCTATATTTAATTTATCATTTGTAGAAAATACGGGGAATAACGGAATATTTATTGATTCAAGCGGAAATGCGAAAATAGGAGTATATAATTCTACATATAACGCATCAGCAATTCTTGAAGCGGTAAGCACAACAAAAGGCTTTCTACCTCCAAGAATGACTACCACACAAAAGAACGCCATTGCAACACCTGCAACGGGATTGATGGTATACGATACAACTTTGAACTTAATTTCCGTATACAACGGAACAACTTGGATAACTTTATAATATGAAAGCAACAACACCAACAAACGGAGTAGCAATCGAGCCGATTGTTTACCCACTTAACGAAGGTACTGCAACACGAATGACCGTGTTAGTATTGAACTTCGAAACGACTGCAACGACTTGCACAACGTACTACGAACTTTTAACCGAAGAAGGTAAGCAATTATCTCAAGGGAACTACACCTTGACCGAAGAACAATTCAAGGAATGGGGAACGGATAACTCGGTAGTAAACGAGTATGTAGCTGAAGCAATCGGAGTAGTAATCATCTAAAACACGGACAAATGTTAACACTAAACGAAGAACAAGTAAAGCAATTAGAAGCAATATTAAGTGAGTTACCGATGAAATTCGGAGTTCCTATTTTGAATATCTTAAACGAAGCGAGTAAACCTGCTGAAAACACGGATGAAGCAAACTGAATTACAACTAGAGTTAAACAAGTTTAGGGACTATGTAATTAGTCAAGCTAAAGCAAACCTTACGAGGAGTGGTAAAAACTCCTCTAAGAGCTTGTATAACTCTATTAAAGGTAATGTAAAGGCTAATCCTAATTCATTCGAGATGAGTTTCTCAATGGAGGATTATGGATTCTATCAGGACAAAGGTGTAAAAGGAAAAACAAGTTCAACAAAAGCACCTAACAGTCCTTTTAGATTTGGTTCAGGTAAAGGTCAATCAGGAGGGTTAACTAAAGGAATTAACAAATGGGTTAAACAAAAAAGATTCCAATTTAGAAATAAAGAAAATGGAAAGTTTTTAAGCTATGACTCAACTGCATTTTTAATCACTCGTTCAATATATAACAAAGGAATCAAACCGAGTTTATTCTTTACTAAACCATTTGAAAAAGCATTCAAGCGTTTACCTAATGATCTAGTTGAAGCATTCGGACTAGACGCAATAAAATTATTTAATTCAACAACATTTCCTAATCAAAAATAGATGTCAATATTCGCTCGTTCACCATACATCGTAACAATCAACGAAACATCGCAGATTGAAACTAAACTTGAGATATTCCTTTGGAATGGTAATACTACTCCAATGCCTAGTTCTCCTGCTTACACGTTAAGCAAGAAAATTCCTTCGACAAGTTCACCTGCGACTTATTACGACATCTCACCTTACATCCGTGAGTTTATCAGTCACGACACGCTACAGTCAATTACAACGAGTAACGCTAATACACCTGCAGGACAATGGTGCTGGGTTGGATTAAAACTTTACAAGAAAATTAGTTCGATATTTATTCAGGTAGGAACTACGCAAACACGAAGAGCCTTTGAAGGATTTACATACTACACTGAAGGATATAATTTTGACTTACCAAGAATCCATTTAGCACAAGGAACTTACAACTATTACAACGATGGCAGTGGAAACACGGGACACATCACAATAGAGAATACTTCAGCTGATTCTATCAAATGGACAAACCTAGTAACAGGAGCTTCTATTACATCAGGATTAGGGACTGCAAACGTACAAGACTATCCTAGAGTTTATTCAACGTATTTAAGTGCAGGAAACCTAGTAGAAATCATCAACAGTGGAAGCACAATATGGAGAGGAACATTCCAACCTAAAGAAGAGTGTAAATACACACCTGTTAGATGTGACTTTGTGAATCGTTACGGAGCTTGGCAAACTGAATGGTTCTTCAAGGCATCGAATACTTCTTTAAGTATGGAAAACACGGAGTATAACTTAATGCAGTCTAGCTATCCTAATTACTCTATTCAAGAAGGACAACGCAAAATGTTCAATACGAATATGAAGCAACAAATAAAGGTAAACACGGATTGGGTAAATCAAGAATACTCAGAGGTCATCAAAGAACTTATGGCTAGTGAAAGAATCCTACTAGACAAATCTCCAGTGAAGATAAACACGAAATCAACTGAGCTATTTAAGAGCATCAATACTCATATGATCAACTACCAACTAGACTTTGAATATGCTTACGATTTAATTAACTCTGTAATCTAATGAATAGAAAAGTACAAGTATACATCGAAGGACAAAGACTCGAACTATTCAACGACGAACAGATTCAGGTAACATCAACTCAACAAAACGTAGCAGACATTTCAAAGACTTACACGGACTTTTCACAGAGCTTTACAATTCCTGCTTCAACTCATAACAATGAAATCTTACAACACTTTTATCAGAGTGACGTAAACGCAACTATTGATCACAACCTACGAAGAAACGCATTCATTGAAATTGACTTGACTTTCTTTAGACGAGGTAAGATTCAAATCGAGAAAGCACAACTAAAAAACGGACAAGCAGAAAGCTACACGCTTACATTTTACGGAGAAGGTAAGACATTACTAGACTACTTTGGAGAGGACTTATTATCAGATTTAGATTACACTTCTGTTAATCACACTTACACAGGAGCAGAGGTAAAAACAAGAATTGAAGACAACGCAAACACTTATGATGTTAAATATCCTTTGATTAGTTCTAAGCGAGTTTGGACATATCAAGGAACTCCTCCAACGACTATTTCTCCTGCTTACTATTCTATTCCTACAAATAGTGCTAACGACATTCACCAAACTGCAGGACACATTGACTACAAGGAATTATTTCCAGCGTTAAGAGTATCTAAAATATTCGATGCTATAGAAACGAAATACGGAGTTTCATTCAACGGAAACTTCTTGACTGATGACAGGTTTACAAAGTTATTCTTGTGGTATAAAAACAAGAACGATATGCAAGTTCTATCTGAATCATATTTAGTAGATATGCAATCGGTAACTCCTGCATATATTCAGTACGATTTAACGAACTATTTCGACACTACTTTAGATACATTACACATCACAGAAATAACAGGCGTATTAAGTCACCTAATCGAATTTAACGTAACGTCTGCTTCTACAGGTAATGATTACTATTTGGATATTTACCAAAACGGGAACTTATTAAACACGATTGTAGGAAACGGAACAGGAACTTATACTTGTGATTTCTTTAACCAAACTTCAGGACTTGATGTAACTTATCAATTTAAGTTAAGAGGTGCTACTGCAATGACATTAGGCACAAACATTAAATACTCCGTTCAGTACATTTCTTCGGGTTCTATTGCAACCGACTACGCAACTTGTTCAAACGCATCTCAAGTAATTGTCTTAAAAACAGACTTAGCTTCGATGTCACCTGTAATGAAAATCAGCGAGTTCTTTAGCGGAGTTTTGAAGATGTTCAATATGACTTGTTACGGACTTGCACAGAATAGCTTTCAAGTTGAGCCATTGGATGATTGGTATTCAGCAGGAGCTATTGTAGACATATCCAAATACACGGACGTAGATTCTATTGATGTAGACAGAATGAAACTCTACAAGAAAATCACGATGAAATATCAAGATTCGGAATCATTCTTGAATAAGCAGTTTAGTCAGTTGTTTAATCGTCAGTACGGAAACACGAGCTATCAATATAACTACGATGGTGACGAGTTTACTTTAGATGTACCTTTCGAGAATCTTTTACAGACTAAATTCACAGGGACAAATCTTCAAGTTGGTTACTCACTAAACAACGAGTTTGCTCCGTATGTTCCTAAACCTATTCTACTTTATCAGTACGATAATCAAGATGCAGACTTTCACTTTAACAATGGAACGTCTACAAATACGATTCTTAACTACACGCCATTCGGTCAAGACCTATATACGAACTTAACTAACTACACGTTAAACTTCGCTCCTGATATCTCAACGATTATAAACGAACCTGTTCAACAAACTTTATTTGGGACGTATTACTTTTCTTACTTGTACAATCTATACAACTTAAAACAGAGATTAATCAGCGTAAAAACGATATTACCAATTGCCTTGCTTACGGGACTACGTTTAAACGATAGATTAGTAATCAGAGATAAACGCTACATCATTAATTCAATGCAATCAAATCTGACTACAGGTGAGGTAAACTTTCAGTTGATTTTAGACTTCAGACCAATAGCGAATCCTACTCAAAATCCATACGTAGGAGTTGCAGGTGGAGAAGTTCAAATTGCAATTGATTTTGTTAACGACACTTTTTCAGCGTTTATGAGTTGTACAAATTCAGATGTAACAATCGCACCTGATTATATAGAAGCAAGTCAATTAGTAACAGTTACTTTACCAAGTGGAACTGCAGGTACTGTTTACCCTATAGACGTAGAATACACATTGAATAGCGGAATTATAGAAACACGAACCATAAACATCATACAAAAATGATAAAGAACATAATCGCAATGCTTACCATAGATAACTTCTACGGAGTATCAGAGAACATCGACATCGCAAAAGGAAAATACGCTTACACAACATCCTTTCGTAAAATGACAAGACAAGAACGCAGAAAACTAAAAGCAAGAAAAAATGGCTGAAAAGAAAGTAATAGAATTAGACTTACAAACAAACACTGACTTTACGGTTACTGCTTTAAAAAAGGCACAACGTGAAGTAGCTATTTTATCAGAGAAGTTTGGTTCAACGTCAAAAGAAGCAGTTGAAGCAGCAAAACAAGCCGCAATCCTTAAAGACAAAATTGGAGACGCTAAATCATTAACTGATGCGTTTAATCCTGACGCAAAATTCAAAGCTCTTTCAGGTTCATTAACAGGTGTTGCAGGTGGATTTTCTGTTGTCACAGGTGCTATGGGTACTCTTGGAGTAGAAAGTGAATCTGTAGAAAAAACATTACTTAAAGTTCAATCAGCAATGGCGTTAGCGTCAGGTGCACAAGCAGTAGGTGAAAGCATTGATTCATTTAAACAATTAGGTGCAGTTGCTAAAAATGCTTTAAGTGGAATTAGAACAGGAATAGCAGCTACAGGAATTGGTTTATTTGTAGTAGCATTAGGAACGATTGTAGCTTATTGGGATGAGATTAAAACTGCAGTTGGTGGAGTAAGTGAAGCACAAGAAGATTTAAAC